GGCTATTATAACACAGGCGATTATAACACAGGCTATTATAACACAGGCGATTATAACACAGGCGATTATAACACAGGCTATTATAACACAGGCTATTATAACACAGGCGATTATAACATAGGCTATTATAACACAGGCGATTATAACACAGGCTATTTTAATACAAACTCTCCCAAAGTAAGATTATTTAACAAAGATTCAGCTCTTGATTTTGATGATCCCATATTATTTGCAGTGCAATCTATAATATATAAGAATGTTAAATCTTTGTGTACGTGGATTTTTGAGGAGAGTATGACTACTAAGGAAAAAGTAGATTTTCCTACATACAAAACTACTGGTGGTTATCTAAAGAAAAGAGATTATAAATATTGCTGGCAAAAAGGCTGGGAAAGAATGATCAAAGAAGAGAAACAAAAAATAAAAGACTTACCTAATTTTGATCCTGTGATTTTTGAAGAAATAACAGGAATTAATGTAAATGATGATTATAAGATTATTACTGTTGACAATGTAGATTATAAAATCAAAAAAGAGGATTTTCAAGAATTATTGGCAACAAAGAGGATTTTATGAATAAATTAAAAGGTAAAAAATGAGAAATGAAAGGAATAAAATGTTAAAAAAATTAAAAAAAATAGTAATTGGTCATGATCTGCAATTTGAATTTATCGAACGGTGGGCTTCAAATGAAGAGATTCAAAATATATTAACGGATTTGAAGAAGATAAAAAAATGAAAGAAAAGAAATTAATATCATTTTATGGCGATCCCGAGCTAAAAAAGAAATATGTTGAAAGGGCGATAGCTCACAGAAAAGCAGACGAAATTGTGCAGGGGCAGTATTGGGAAGACGGGAAGGGTTGTTGTATTGGTTGCCTAGCTCACGTTAACACTGGCGCCCATGCTTACTTAGAAGGAAAAACGGGGGTAAGGCGTAATATATATCGTTTAGCAGATAGGATTTTTGAAGAATTAACTAAGAAGGAGTGTAAAAGGTTTCCTGAGCAATTGATAAAAGCATTGCCAGTGAGAAGCGATCTTTCTTTGGTGCTGCCTAAATTTTTTATAAAGCTGCTTAAGAGGAGTAAAAGGCATTGTAGTAGTAAGGGAATGCAGGCCACAGAGCAGATAATAAAAATGTATAAAAACTTACTAAAGGGCAAGGTTTATTCAAAAGAAGAGTGGAGAGCTGCTGCTGCTGCTGCTGCTGCTGCTGATGATGCTGCTGCTGCTAAATATGCTGCTAAATATGCTGCTGCTGCTGCTGCTGCTGATGATGCTGCTGCTGCTGTTGCTAAATATGCTGCTAAATATGCTGCTGCTGCTGCTAAATATGCTGCTGATGCTGCTGATGATGCTGCTAAATATGCTGCTGCTGCTGCTAAATATGCTGCTAAATATGCTGCTGATGATGCTGCTAAATATGCTGCTGATGCTCGACATTTGGAGTTTTCAAAGCAGAAAAAAGACTTATTAATATTTTAAAGAAGGAGAATGACTAAAAAAGACAGAAAAAAATCAGATAAAACAGGACAATATATTAATGTGTTTATAGCTAAATATGGGATAAAAAACCGCAGGGAATTGGCTGGAAGGTTAGGAGTTACTGAATATCATGTTTCTAAACGAGTAAACCAACAAGATGAGCCATTAAATTGTTATTTATATTTAATGTTATTGGGGTTAATTGAGAAAGACAAACTAGTAGAAGTAAAGACCGCAGTATAAGATAACAACATTATGACTAATATAAATACAAAAAACACAGAAAATTTACTATGCCCATATTGTGGTACTAAGCAAATTTCTATACTAAAGAGCTGGATAATGAATAAAAAAGAACCTCAGAAGTCTCTTAGAGAATCGATTTTTGAGGCAATCTCTATTGTGGGAGTAATCGTATTTGTGGCTTTTATAGTAAGTGCACTAGTAATTATAGTAAGTTAAGAAAATAAAATGACAAATAAAACCTTATACCAAATTCTAGGAATAGAAATTAGAAAAAATGCTACTAAAGAAAGCATTAAAAAAGCTTTCTATGATAAATCTAGAATCCACCATCCAGACAAAGGAGGGAATGCTAAATCTTTTGCCGAAATAGGTAAAGCTTATAGAGTCCTCCAAGATCCTGAGAAAAGAGCTAGATACGATAAAGGCGATGATGTAGACTCTATATTAAGCACCAAGAACAATCGAACAACAACAATTATTGTAGAAATATTTTATCAAGTTTTAAATAACGTAGACTTACAGAACAATGATATAGTTGACCTTATAGAAACCAATATCAAAGAAAATAAAACTAGACTTAATGATAATATAATAAAACTAGAAAAAGAAATAGATAAACTTAATCTTTGCTTACCTAATATTAAACATAAAAGCGAAGATAATATATTAGTAAACGTAATTAAAGCAGGAATAGAGCGAGCAGTAAATGGAATAGATAATTATAAAAAGGAAACAGGGGAGTGGGATAAGGCTTTAAAGCTCATGGAGGAATATTCTTATGATTTTACACCGAAAGAGACCTATCATATTGACTTGGGCTTTAATTCATCAGGTTTTGGATCGACTGCAACTTAATTTTGTTAAAAAAAAGATGAAAAATGAAAAAACTGATGTTCGATTCGATTATAATAGCCGCGCATGACTTATTAAACCAACATTTTAAAATAAATAAAGAAAGAACTATGGAAAAGGGAAAATTAGGAGTCTTGAAGATTAAAACAAAAGAAGAATTGGAGATCAAAATTAAGAATTATTTTAATAATTGTGATGATGAAGGAAGACCGTACACTGTTAGTGGTCTAGCTTTGTTTTTAGGAATAAGTAGGGTGACTAAATGAATATAGCAAAAATGAAGAAAAACCATTTTCTTACACAGTAAAGGCGGCTAAGGTTAAAATTGAGTCTCAGCTTGAGGAAAAACTAATAGGTTTATTTGGTAAAGATGACCCTAAGCCAATGTGTTCAGGTTTGATCTTCAACCTTAAAAATAACTTTGGCTGGAAAGATGAAAGTAAGGTGCATAACTCATTCGATGGTCAACCTCCTACAATTAATGTCCAGTTAGTGCCAAAAACAAAGAAGGAAGATAAAAAGAAGTAGGCATGAAAGAGCCCATAGATTTAGAGTTCCCAGAGGAATTAGCTTTTATCCTCAATACACCTATGAGATATAAGGTTTTATATGGTGGCCGTGCTGGGGTTAAATCTCATAGTTTTGCTAGAGGTTCAATCATTAAAGCTTTGGAAAGTAAAAAGAGAATACTATGCACAAGAAACTATCAGAACTCTATTGCGGATTCAGTCCATAAATTACTAGAGAATCTCATTTATAAATATAAATTAGATAAGTGGTTTAAAGTAACTGATAAGTCGATTACCAATTATTTGGGTAGTGAGTTTATCTTTAAAGGATTAGAAAGAAGTATTGATGAGATTAGGTCTTTAGAGGATATTGATATATGCTGGATAGAAGAGGCGGCTTCGGTAACAAAAAAATCATGGGAAATTTTAATCCCCACAATTAGAGCAAAAGATTCTGAAATCTGGATCGGTTTTAATCCAGATGAAAAAAGAGACTTTACTTATCAGAATTTTGTTATTAATCCCAGAGCAAGAAGCATTGTAAAAAAAACATACTACTTTGAGAATCCTTTTTTACAAGAAACGTCTAGATTAGATGCAGAAGAATGTAAATTAAAAGATCCAGACAGTTATCGTAATATCTGGCTTGGGTATCCAAAGACAAGGAATGATGCCCAAATATTTAAAGGAAAGTGGGAAAAGAAAGAATTTAAAACGCCAGAACTGCATGAGATGGAATATAATAGGTTCTTTTTTGGTGCAGATTGGGGTTTTTCACTAAATCCTACAGCATTAATTAGGTTTTTTATACAAAATAGATGCTTGTTTATTGAATATGAAGCTTTCGGGGTAGGAGTAGATCTTAACGATCTCAGTAAATTGTTCTGCAGTATACCAGAGGCAAGAAAATGGCCGATAAAAGCTGATAACTCAAGACCTGAGACAATTTCTTATATGGCGCAAGAATACGACCCAGAAAGAGACGAAAAAGGATTTAATGTTACTGGTGCTAAAAAATGGCCTGGTTGTGTTGAGGATGGGATAGAATATATAAAATCTTTTGACATGATCTATATACATCCTAGATGTGTAAATATGCTAGATGAGGCGCATTATTATTCATACAAACAGGATAAAACCACAGAAGAGATATTACCAATAATTATCAAAGAGCACGATCACGGTTGGGATGCAATTAGGTATGGTTTAGATGGCTATATATCAAATGAAGCAGATCCCGAGTATGACGAAGCGGATAATAACCTCAATATAGATGAAAAAATGACTTGGTAAAACTGGACTTATAGGAAATAAGCTTTTACTGTTTATGCTGGAATGGTGATAAATAATGAGAATTGTAAGAAATCTTTTAACAAAACTACAAAATACCCCTATAGAGGAACGAGAAGAAGTATCAAATTTTTCTGCACATAGTAGCCCAGGAACAGAGATATTTTCAGGTGAGTTCTTTGAAGAGTATCTAGACGAGATACGCGGTCAAGAATGGGCGATAAAAGCTGATATGATGCGGAGATCAAGCGATCAAGTAAGTATGCTTTTATCACTTATTAAAACCCCGATTGTCAATGCAACATGGGATATTAATATCAAAGAAGAAACTCCGCAATCTCAGGAAATAAAAGAATTTTTAGAATTTAACTTATTCGACTCTATAGATTTTAAGCAATTTCTTGAAGAGGCTTTAACATTCTATGAGTTTGGGCATTCGGTTTTTGAAACGGTTTATAGACCTTTAATCAACCATCCAAAATTTAACGATAAAATAGTTTTAAAGAAATTTTCGCATATTAACCCGAAAACTATCGAAGAATGGAAATTAAATCACGATGGAAGTTTAAATCATCTTAGGCAAGTTGTAGATGGAGACTTGCATGTTGATGCTCGAATAGCTGCAAATAAACTTTTATTATTTTCAATAAATCGAGAGGGTTCTAATTTTGAAGGAAGAAGTTTATTGCGCCCTATTTATGGTAATTGGAAAAGAAAACAAAGCTTTTTAAAGATTCTAGCTATCGGAGTTGAAAGAACAAGTTTAGGCATTCCAGTTGGTATCAGCGCACCTAACGCAGGAAAACCAGCCAGAGATAATTTATCAAAGATATTAGCAGCATTTACAGCGCACCAAAGAAGCGCAATAGTAGTACCTAGTGGCACAGAAGTCAAAAACTTTGCAATAACTTTTGATCCCGAAAAAACGCAATCAGCAATAAGAGCTGAGCGTTTAGGAATGTCACAATCTTTTCTAGCTGGATTCATGGAGCTAGGAAATAACTCAGGAAGTGGATCTTTTGCACTAAGTAATAATTTAATGCAGATATTTTTATCTTCCATTCAGCTTTATGCTGATAAAATAGCATATCAAATAAATCAACAAACGATTAAAGACTTAGTAGATTTTAATTTTGGCAAACAAGAAATATATCACACTATCAAGGCATCTAATATTGATGATAAATTAGGTAAAGAATTTGTTGAAGTATTAACTATGCTTACACAGTCAGGATATACACAAGCCACCGATACCATGAAGGAATTTTTAAGGAAAAAATTTAAGTTGCCAGATTCAACGCCAGAGGAGGAAGAGAAAGCAAGATTAGAACGTGAGCAACTAGAAGGTAAAGAACTAGAAACCCAAGAGGAAAAGCCCTCTGTTCAATTATGTGGCTTTTCCAAGTCTATTGATTTGGCGCAAAACTCAAAGGCGAATAAATTAATTACTGTTGAAAAAGAGCAATTAGAAGAAATGATGGTTATCGCCCTAACAGAAAGAAGGGATAAGTTGCTAGATAGTACAAGAGTGATATTAAATAACAATCAAACTCAAAGTAGGCGCAAAGAGGTAATAGATCAGCCTATCCCCGATTCTAGAAAATACCGCCGCCTTATTCTTGATTCATTGATAGAAACATCATCTACGGCGACTACACAAGTTAAAGGTGAGCTACGACTACCAAACATAGAACTAGCAGAGAAAGAAGACATAAATAACTTAACATCGAATACTAAAAAAAGATTACAAAGCGAGATTGATTTAATAGTAGATACACAAGATTCAGACCTCAAGAAAAATTTATTTTTTGTATTCAATAACAATGTAGATAATACCGATAGCACAGAATTATTACTGCAACAAATGAAAGAGGGATCAGATAGGTTTATTAATGGACCTTCTGTTTCCACTGGCGCAGCTAATTTTGTTTCCAATGCTGTCAATAATGCCAGAAATGACGTGTTTCATAATGATGAAGTTTTAAACGCAATGGAAAGCTTCACCATTACTAACCCATCGCCAACGGCGGCAATATGCAAAGAATTAGCAGGACGCACGATTACTAAAGAACAATATATAAATGGTGATCTTCCTCCTTATCATCATAATTGCAACACTATAGTTGTAGCTAATGTTAAGGGTCGAAAAAATCCACCCATTAACCCTCTAGGATTGTCTTTTACAGGCACAGAGGCAGAGGTGGAAAAAATAATAAAAAGTAGAACATTTTAAATAGGTTAAATTATGGGTCAAACATTGATAGGATTAGATCAAGTTAATAAATGCTTAACAGCAGATATAAAAAGTACACCTTCTCGCTCCGAAGCGGCAGCAAGTATTGAGGTAACAGGTGGCACGGTAAATGTATACATGTCAAATAGGGCACTAAATGACAAACCTGCTGATAAAACAGAAATGAAACTAGATAGCTCCTCACCTTTGGCAGAAGATATACACTCATTAAATGTAGCAGTACGTTGGATACTATTTGAAAGCGCAAGCGGCACGCCAGTAGTTAGAACAACAAATGTAGTGGCGGGTTAATGTCTGGTATTAGCTCTAATACAATTACAAGAAGTGGGGTAGGAAAAAGTATTAATGCTTTTAGACCACCTTTAATTAATCCTTTTATAAATTCATCTTTAAAATGGCATGTTAAGGCTTTTGGTGAGGGATATTCTAAAAGTGACTTGTTTGATGTTAGTGAGTCTGATCTGGTCAAAGAGTGGAAAACTATAAATGGAACTTCTGGTAATGCTATCCAATTAATAGAAGCTAAGCAACCTTTATATATTGAAAGTTCTGCTAATGGTAAACCAGCTATAAGATTTGATAAAATTGATGATTTTTTAGAAGCAATTGTCAATATTACTGGCACTAAAATTACAGCATTTTTTGTAGGAAGTAGAATAAGTGTTTCGGGGAATACTTCTAATTATACCACTTACAATACTGCAAATAGTAATGATTTTCAATTTACAGATTCATTTGTTCCTGGCTTTGAGGCTGGCCCTGGGAATATTTTAGGGGCAGTTAGAAATGGACTTAAAGCATCTACCAGTAACCCTGGCAACAATACACCTTATGTTTATACTGTAAAATTTGACGGTACTAATAATACTGTATATCTAAATGGAGTAGCTTCTACACCCGTTGCATCCACAGGTAACTTTGATATTAATAGAGTATTATTGGGAGTTAGATTTATTGGTAGTACACAAGCAAATTTTGCTAATGTCGATATACAGGAAATCATAATTTATGATATTGATTTTAATGATGCTGACAGAATAAAAATGGAAAGTGAATATCTTTCTGTGCAATGGGAAGATATAACATAAAGAGGAGAATTTATGATAATAAAATATTTATATTGCCAAACAGGGATATCCGACTTTGAAGAAAATCAAGGTGCAGCTTTTACTATTACAGAGGAAGCTGAAGCAATATATGAAGGTTTTATTTTCGGTGAAGAATAAATGTCAGCAATAGGCTTAAAAAACGGCTTCATTCCCATCACAGCAACATTAGGCATGGTAAATGAATGTCTAACTAGCAATGTAATGAAAGTAGACCAATCTATAGGGACAGCTCCAAGTTTTGAAGTAAAGGGAGCGGGTTCTTTAGTAAATTTATATTTCTCTAATCAAGCGATCAAACCTATAGATAAAACAGAAATGACGCTAGATTCATTTTCTCCATTGCCAGAAGATAATTATAGGTTATTAGGGCAAGTAAAGTGGATATTATTTGAACAATCAGCGGGCACTCCAGTAGTCGAAACATTAAATATAATTAAGTAAGTCTTGAATAATGTAAAAAAACATTCTAGACTAAAAAAGAAGAAGTGATAAAGAAGATGAAACCCAATATAATAAGATATAGCGTTAATAGGATAGAACTAAGCGAAGTGGATGAATTCGCAACCTTGGAATTGTTGAAGGTTGGAGAGTTTGAGCATCCTCTTGTTGGTAAACTTATTATAACTAAAGAAATCCTCTTAGAGATAAAAGACAATTTCGACAAAAATATACACCGCCTAACCGATCAGGACGGCAGGCCAATGATTCCCCTCAATTTCTCACATGAAAAAGGAAATAAGGCAGCGGGATGGATAAAACAATTAGAATTAAACGATGAGCAAAATACACTAGTAGGAAAAATAGAATTAACACCTATTGGTCGTGAAAAAGTGACTAATAAGGAATTTGCTTTTGCAAGTGCAGAATACAATCGCGATTTGCGTGATCCCGAGTTGAAGCAAAATTTTAAAAATGTCTTGACAGGTGCAGCATTAACAAATATCCCTTATATTCGTGGAATGAAGTCAATAGAATTAACTCAAGGAGAATTGAATATGGAAGAAGTATTGAAGCTAATCAATGGTATTACTGACGAGCAAAAAGTAATCTTAGTCGAAAAATTAAGATCTATGATGTCGTCTGATTTGGATCAAAGCAAACAAGATAATAAAAACATTAATCTATCTCAGAAAGATGTTGAACTTTGTCAGCTACAAGATGAAGTCAAAAAACTTACAAAACAAAATGAGCTGCAAGAAAAAACTTTAGAGTTTACACAGCTTTTATCAGCGGGTAAATTAGTACCAGCTCAAAAGGATGCTTACTTAAATAATGATATTAAGAAATTTGTTGAAAATGCGGTCGATAAAGACATTAATTTTAACCAAGATAGTTCAGACTTTAAAGGAAAAAATCCAGAGAAGAAAATTGCAAGTGTAGAAGATGCAGAAAGCAAGATAATTGAGTTAGCCGATATAAAGATGGCAGCCGATCAATCCCTAGATCTAGGACAAGCATATAGTCTAGTCTTAAAGGAAAATAAAGAATTAAATCTCATTAACTTAACACAGTAAATAAAATGTCAACAGTATTTAATAAAGATGTAACTATATCTAATCTTAAAGCAGGTGCAGATTTAAGCGCGGCTGCTAATCTATATTTAGCAGTAAAGTTTGATGGCTCAGGAGATATTGTACTCGCGGGCGCAGGTGATCCAGCTGTTGGATTTTTGTTCAATCTGCCTAAATTAGGTGAAGTAACAGAAGTCGCAACAATAGGCGGCGGAGCTTTGGCAGTTTCGGCTGCTACTATAGCAGCGGGCGTTTTTGTAAAATCAGATGCCGCAGGAAAAATTGTTCCAGCAACAACAGCTAATGATTTAGCGATTGCTAGAACTATGAAAAGTTCAGTAGCAAGTGATGTGGTTGAAGTGCAACCAATCTTAGTAAGAATACATGCATAAATAATTTAATTCATATAGGTAAAGAAGATGGTAACACAAAATAACGCATTAGTTTCAAAATTATTGACTAATGTAAGTAATAAATTTAGCCCTAATAATTATATTTCAGAAAGAATATTGCCGACAATAAAAGTAATACAGACTTCTGGAAAACTAGGAGGTTATAAAAACGAGCATCTTCGTATCGGTACTTATATACATTCAGGAGATGGACCTTATCCAAAAGTTAAGCTTAATAATAGAAAAGATCAGGATTATTCTTTAGATAAACATGCTTTGTCTGGAACTGTTACAGAAGAAGATTTTAAGAATGTTGAAGCTCCTTTCGATGCGCAAAAAGATGAGACCGATGATCTGACGGATCTTTTGTGGATTGAAAAGGAATTCGGTTTAGCTACAACCTTAGGGGATGACACTATATATAGTTCAGGTCATAAAGTGACTTTAAGCGGAACGGATCAATATAATGATCTAGCAAACTCTACCCCTTTAACTGATGCAATCGCTGCCCGTCAAGCCATAGCATCGGATACAGGAACGCGCCCAAATATTGCCATAATGAATATGGAAGTCTTTGAAAATTTGGCGATTAATCCAAGTATATTAGATAGTTTGGGTTATAAAGATAATAGACCAGGTGGTTTAGAAATGGGCGAATTAGCTAGAGCGTTTAAGGTTGATCAAATTATTATCGGTGAAGCAAGGGCAAATTTTGCAAAACAAGGTCAACCAGATAGCTTGCTACCACTTTGGGGAAAACATGTTATATTCGCTGTAGCTCCGAAATCAGTAGCTAAAAGACAAGTTTCTTTAGGTTATAGGATTCAGACAACTACTCCTAGAAGAGTTAAGGTAAATAATATAGATAATCCTCCTAATTCAATAGAAGTCTTAATCGATGATTGGTACGAACAGTTAATAGCTAATATTGATGCTGCTTATCTGATTAAAGAGGCGATTGCTTAAATTATAATAATAAAGGTAACAAAATAATGAGTGAAGATAAAAAAACAATATCTGCAGAAGATCAAAAGCTGATTGATTTAGCTCTAGAAGAGGCGGAGACTAAAGCAAATGATATTGTAGCAAAAGCAAAAGAAGAGGCGGAAAACATTATAACAAGTGCAAAGATTTCTGACAAAAAACTAAAAAATGCAAAATATATTTGCTTGATGAGAATTAGAGAAGATGGAAAATACATTGAAGAGGGTGAGGCCTACAGTGGTAAATATGCTAAACGATTATTAGCTTCTAAGGCAATAAAAAAAAATTAGTCTTGTCTTGATAAGGTAGATATAGACCCCTTTGCTATATCCACCAATTTATTAGAAAAAAAGATATGACTTACGCACTAATAGCAGACATTGAAGAAGAATTTAGAAAGATTAAGCTTGATGGTACGGAAGATATAACGAATATTCAACCTTTTCTAGATCAAGCAGACGCAGAAATAAATTTATGTTTATCGAATAAATACGAAGTACCAATTAAGGGCATAGAATCCTTAAAGGTTTTGAAAAGAATTGAAATAGCTATAGTTTCGGCAAGAGTCGCAGCGAAACTTGATTTAAAACATTTTCCTAACCAAGAATCTACTATTAAGCAAGAATTCAATAAAAAAGATTTTGCAAATATGGCAAAAGAGCAATTGGATGACTTAAAGAATGAAAAAATAACTTTAATAGATGCAACTTTGCTTTCTTCTGATTTTGGCATGAGTTCTACTCTTGTTGACGATTGTATAGTTGGTGAATTTGAAAAGGGAGTAGATCAGTGGTAGGAATAGTTTCTTACGACATAAAGAACGACAAAGAGTTTCAGGCAATACT